ATTCCGGCCAATGCCGAATGCACCATTGCCACCGTGAAATCGATCGACACTGCGCAGCGGGCCGCGTCCGGCCAAAGCAACGCTGCATCGCAAACCCACCCGGCGCCTCGGGACATCCCCCCATCCCCGCCTTCGCGGGGACAGGCTAAGTCCGCCCAGGAGGGCGTCAAAATGAAAACCCTATCTGAACAGATCAGTGCGCTTGAAGCCAAGCGGCAGGCCAGTGCGTCACGCATGGATGCGGTGATGCAGAAAAGCCTCGACGAGGACCGCACCACCGACGCGGCCGAACAGGAAGAGTTCGATACGCTCGCCATCGAAGTTGAGGCGATCGACAAAGACTTGACCCGGCTGCGCAAGCTCGAAGCCGCCAAGGCGGTGACCGCTAAGACGGTGGCCAAGGCCGAGACTACCCACGAGGGCAGTCTCGCGCGCGGTGGTCTCAGCCCGATCTATGCGGTGCCGAAGAAAAGTATTCCTCCGCAGGATTATGTCTGGCGCTCGCTGACGTGCGCGCTCAAATCGCACTTCACCAAGCAATCGCCGCTTGCCATCCTCAAGGAAGAATATGGAGATGATGAGCCGACGCGCGCGGTGTTTAATGTCATCACCAAGGCGGCGGCGGTGCCTGCCGATACCGTGACCTCGGGCTGGGCAAGCCAGCTCGTCGAAACATCAATCCAGGATTTCTTCGCCGCGCTGCTGCCGAATTCGGTCTATCCGGCCTTGGCGGCGAAGGGCGGGAAGTTCTCGTTCGGTAGTGCGGGTATCGTCAGCATGCCGACGCGGGCGAGTACGCCAACGATCGCCGGAAGCTTTGTTGCCCAAGGTGCGCCCATCCCTGTCCGACAAGGTGCTTTCTCCGCTATTACCTTTACCCCTAAGAAGATGGCGGTGATCAGTACCTTTACTCGTGAGATCGCGGAGCACAGTACCCCCTCGGTGGAAGCCCTTATTCGCCAAGCCATCGTCGAGGATACCAGCGTTGCGATTGACTCGGTGTTGCTCGATGCCACTGCGGCAACAACCACGCGGCCCGCTGGCCTCAAGGCCGGCGTCTCTGCCACCACGGCCACGGCGGGCGGCGGTATTGCGGCGGTGATCGGTGACATCCGCGGACTAACCGGCGCGCTGATCACCGGCACTAATGGCAATCTCCGCAGTCCGGTCTGGATACTCAATCCGGCCGACGCGCTGGCGATTTCACTGCTTCCCGCAACCGCGGGCGGCGGCGAATTCCCATTCAAGTCGGAGATTGCGGGCGGAACGCTGCAAGGTTATCCGATCATTCTGAGTAGCAACGTGTCGGCCGATACCATGCTCCTCGTCGACGCCGCGGACTTTGTTTCGGTAACAGGTGATAGTCCGAGGTTTGATGTTAGTACGCAAGCGACTCTGCATATGGAGGACACGACTCCGTTGCAGATCGCAACGGGTGCGCAGGGCAGCGGCGTGCTCGCGACACCGGCGAGAAGCCTTTGGCAGACCGACACCATCGGCGTTCGAATGCTACTCGACCTCAATTGGGGTCTGCGGCGAACGGGCGTCGTTGCCTGGACGCAAACCATGACGTGGAATTAACGTCCCGCAAACTGGCCGCGCAAATGCGGTCTTATCTTTTCTCATAACAGGAGGCCATGATCATGGCTGACAATCAACAGACGCAACAGGGTCAACAGGCAATCAGAGAAGCGCGCCAAAAGAGTCAAGACGAAAGTCGCAAGGCGATGCAGGATCATCGCGAGGAACGCAAACAGCGAACGGAGGAAGCGTTGAAGCGGATGGAATCGTCGCAGCCGACGCCGACGCAAGAGGAAAACGACCTCGCCAAGATCGGCATCGTCGTCGAGAAAAAAGAAGACGACAAGAGCGGGCCGACCGTGATCACCCATACCGTCGTTGCCAACGAACCGCTGGCGGCTCACGGCTTTGAGAGCGAGGAGACTCGCGAGGCTCGCAAAACTCATGAGCGTGAGGCACACCAGAGAGCCGAGACGCGCAGGCAGCAACAGGCGAGATAAATAGTAATGGCTTCGCGCCGACGTGGGACGCCTCGGCCGTATGCCGAGGCGCGCCCATCCATCTCGGGCACGCCGACGCTCGGGCAGGTCTTGACCTGCAATGATGGCGTCTGGATTCCGCAGCCCATCACCATCACGCGGCAATGGATACGCGACGCCTCAACCGTGATCGCGGCTGCAACCGGCTCGACCTATACCCTGGTTGCCGCCGATCAGACCCATACCGTGAAATGCCGCGTCACCGGGACCAATGGATATGATGCGACAACGATTGACACCGCCAGCACCACGACCGTCGCCTAAATTGCGCCAAGGCAAGTATGGCACTCGGCAGCTGACCGCTGGCGATGATGATATGTTTTTGGCGCCGTCGCCCGACAAGCCCAAGCGCGCGGCCAAAAAGGTTCGTCGGGTGAAACGCTGATGCGTATCTTCGGATTACCGATCCCGTTTACCGGCGAGAAGCAAAAGGCACTCAGTTCCTTGCCGTATGGCGGCAACAGATATCAGTATCCGATCATCCACGAACCGTATCCCGGCGCCTGGCAGCAGAACGTCGCGATCAACACCGACACGGCGTCGGCGTTTCATGCCGACTTCGCCTGCAAGACGCTGATCGCCCGCGACATCGCCAAGCTACGCCTCAAACTCGCCGAGAAGGATAAGGACGATATCTGGTCGGAAACCACCAGCCCGGCGTTTAGCCCAGTGCTGCGGCGTCCTAACGATTATCAAACCCGCAATCAGTTTTATGAATCATGGATGCTGTCGAAGCTGTCGCGCGGCAATACCTACATTCTGAAAGTGCGCGACGACCGCAACGTCGTCACCGGCCTGCATGTGCTCGACCCGACGCGGGTGCAGCCGTTGGTGTCCGACGACGGCAGCGTGTTCTATCGCCTATCGAGCGACAACCTCATCGGCATCGGCGAGATCACCGTGCCCGCGCGCGAGATCATCCACGATCGGATGAATTGCTTATTTCATCCGCTGGTCGGCACGCCACCGGTGTTTGCGAGCGGTCTCGCCTCGATGCTCGGGCTCAACGCGCAACGGGCATCCGCGCTGCTGTTCGAGAATGCTTCCACACCCGGCGGCATCCTGACGTTGCCCGGCGAGATTTCGCAGGAAGAGGAACAGCGGTTCAAGGAACAATGGGAATCGCGGTTCTCGCGCATCAATCTTGGCCGCGTTGCGGTGATGACCGGCGGCGCCAAGTACGAGAAAATGGCGATGACCAACGTCGAAGGACAGATGGTCGAGTCGCTGAAATGGTCGGCCGAGGTGGTCTGCAGCGTCTATCATGTGCCACCGTACAAGGTCGGCGTCGGTGCGCTGCCAACCTACAACAACGTGCAGGCGCTCAACGTCGAATACTACTCACAAGCGCTGCAGTCGCACATCGAGGAGATCGAGGAGCTGCTCGACCACGCGTTCGGCATCGGCTGGGCGGTCGGCATGGGCACCGAGTTCGACACCGAGAACCTGCTGCGCATGGATAGCATCACGCTGGTCACCACCATTCGCGATGCGGTCGGTGCCGGCGTCATGAGCCCGAACGAGGGCCGCGCCAAGTTTGACCTCAAGCCGGTCAAGGGCGGTAAGTCACCATACCTGCAGCAACAGAACTATTCGCTTGAAGCACTGGCCAAGCGCGACGCGCAGGACGATCCGTTCAAGCCGGCAACGCCGCCAGCACTACCATCGCAACCGCAGTCAGACCAGGCGGCATCGGCCGACGAGCCGGCCGCAGATGCTGCCGCTGCCAAGTCCATTAATCTCGACCGGATCGGGCTGCTATTCGCGAGGGCCGCGTGATGGATTTACAGACCGCATTTGATCACGGATTCGAGGTGGTCAAGTCGTATGTCGACGGAGAGTTTGCTGCACGTGACGCGCGTCTCGCCGAGATAGAGGCGCGGCCGATCCTGAAGGGCGATCCTGGCGAAAAGGGTACCGACGGATCGCCGGGGCCGGAAGGTCCGCCCGGCCCGAAAGGTGACAGCGGCGAGCTTGCAATGCTGCCGCCCGAACTGGCCGAGCAGATCGCAAGCGCGGTGCGGATGCTGCACGAGTCACCGGCGATTGAGCGTGAAGCACCGCGGCTGCCGAAGGTCACCCGCATCGAGCGCGACGCGGACGGCAACTTTGTCCCGGTCTACGATGATCAACCTGTCTGAAGCCGCGAGTAATGCGATGCTCGATGAGCTGTCCAGAATGATGGACGGCGGCAGCATCGAACTGTTGTCGGATCAGCGTGTGTTGGCGGTGCTGCGGCTGTCCGATCCGGCCGCCATGCCCGCAATTGGCGGCGAGATCGAGTTCAATGACATCAGCCAGGATATCGCGCGTGCAAAAGGCAACGCCATGGCGGCGCGCGTTGTCGCCGCGGACGGTAGCGAAATTTTCTCCTGCGATGTTGGCGACGAGAGCAGTGATGCGGTGATCCGGCTCACGTCCCTGCAGATCAACCGCGGTGCTCCGGTGCTGATCAACTCGTTCCGGCTGGGGATGCCGTGACGCAAGCCATCATTGATATCGGCGATGCGCCCAATGACGGCACCGGCGATCCGCTGCAAACGGCGTTCACGAAAGCTAATGCGAATTTCACCGAGCTTTATGCTGCGGGAGGTGGAACGGCCACGCCGCCGCAAGGCCGGCTGACGCTGCAGATGTTAACGCCGGTGATGACCACGACGCAGGCGGGGAAGATAATCATCTATTACACGCCTTATGTGGGCAATCAGGTGCCGATCTATGACGGCGCCAACATGGTCATGACGACGTTTGCCGAGTTGGTCGTCGCCATTGCCGATAGCATAAAATCGCCCGCTGCCATCGGCGCAAGCAAGGTCAACGATTGGTTCATATGGAACGATGCCGGCACAATCCGCGTCGGTCATGGACCGGATTGGACCAGCGACACAGCGCGATCTGTAGGCACTGCGCTGACGATGGTCAACGGTATTCTACTCAACAATGCCTCGATCACCAACGGACCAGCGGCATCGCGCGGCACTTATGTCGGCACCACGCGCAGCAATGCATCGTCGCAACTGGACTGGATTTTTGGCGCGACTGCCGCCAACGGCACGGCCGGATTTTTCGGTGTGTGGAACGCCTATAATCGCGTCGATGTTGCCACTCGGGTGGGCGACACGACAGATAGTTGGACCTATACGACCCTGACATGGCGAGCGGCAAACAACTCAGCCACCATGCGAGTGAGTTACGTTATCGGCCTGAGCGAAGATGCGGTGAAAGCAAATTACAATGCTCTGGCGTTTGGCAACCAAAATTCTTTTGCGGGCATCGGGGTGGATGCCATCACTGCGTTCAGTGGCACCTCGGGCCAGGGAAATACCGCTGGCTCTACCGTCAGCCTGCAAGCATTCTACAATGGTTATCCTGGCATTGGCTTCCATTTCGTTTCTGCAATTGAAGCTTCGAACGGTGCGTCTTCTACTTTTTTGGGCGACAATGCTAATTCTTTGTTTGTTCAAACTGGATTGCTTTTCGAACTCAGGATGTAATGGATGGACGCAGCCACTCTCCATGATGCCATTGCCGAGGTCTGTCCCGTTGTATCTGTGACCGTGGGTGATGGGAAAGATCGTGCGACATGGTCATTTGAACCGGCGCCGGCGGCAACCCAAGCGCAGATCGATGCTGGCAATAACGTCATCGCCACTATTCCGATTGATCCAAAGGCGACGCTGGCAAGCACCGAGTTCATCGGCCGGTTTACCAATGCGGAATACAGAGCTGCCACAGCGGCAGCATGGCGGCAGACAGGTGGTAACGCAAAGAATTTTGACGCTGTGGTGTTCGATCCGATCATCAATCTGAACAAGAAAAAAGTGACCACGCTGAAAACGTCGCTCGTGACTGACGACATCCTGACGCAAGCGCGCGCCGACGAAATCTTTAGCTAGATGCCAACCCATATAACACATGGCGGCGGAATTGTTTCGCCGTTCCCTAGTCAGGGGCAGGGACGGGGTCAAGGCACACCGCCGCCATTCGCGCAGTTGCCTATTGTCGGCGTCACTGCCGACAGCACGGTCTGGACCGCTGACACCGTCTGCGTCACCGCGGACGGGCGAGTTATCTGCATCCCCGCCTATGTGGCCGAGGCGGCGGGCGCGGTTGAGGCGTTTGATGCAGATGTCATTGCCGGTGGCGCGGTCATTGACGCAGATGTATTCGAGGCCGCGGACGCATTCGATCAAGCCGACGCCATCAGTAGCGTCTCGGCCGATGCGGTCGAACCGGCCAATGCCTTCGATGAGCTTGACGCCGATGTCGGCGGTAATGTCGTCGCGGCCGATGTGGCCGAGGTGGCGGAAGCACTCGATCAACTCGATGCGGCTGTCATCGCCGCCATCGAGGCGGCTCCGGGCGGTGCGCACTATCCGCGGCGGCGGCGACCGCTTCCGGTCTATGGCAGCGGCTACGGCATCCTGCCACAACTCTGGGGCGAGGCCCATGGCGTTGTCGGTGTTGCCGGCAAGAGCGCGGCGCAGGTCCGTGTTTGTGCCACGGCGGTCGGCGCCAGCGGCCAGGCCGGTGACGCAGCAGTCGTTCTCAAGGGCCTGGCGGTTGTGGGCAAGGGTGCCATCGGCACACGCGGCGCGGGCTCGGGCATGATCGTGAAGTTCAGCGGGATCGCGACCGGACGGCACGATGACGACGCGGCGGCCGTAATCGCATTTCTGCTGGCGGCATAAGAGGCAGTGATGATCCCTGCTCCGCAATATACCGTGCATGAGGCCATTGGTGTTGGCGTCGACGCAGCATTACGC